TCTATATCTTTACAAGCTTTTGAAGATTGGTGTCTTTTTAATGCGTAGTTATCTCTAAATGTTTTTAAACATATATCACATAATTTCATTTTAAACTTTTAACTACCAGATATAATATAATTAGTATATAAATTAATAGTGTGTTTTTAACTAGATATAGAATTATTTTTATTGGTTATTTGTTTTATAGTATGATCCATAATTTCTTTCATATCGGAACTATAAGATAATAAAAACTTTTCAATGTCTTCATAATATCGCTTATCTAGCTTACCATCATAATAAGTATCAAATACTTTTATTAACATTTTCTTTTTTCTTTTTAATAATTTTTTTTGATGAATCTCAAACCATTCTTCTAATTGATTCATTATTTTAGTACATAATTTATCTTTGAATTTATTAGAATTTTCATAAAGACTTTTCTTACCATTAAAATATGATATGAATTTTCTATCACTTTTATTTGGAAGGCAGAAATTTCGATTCTCTGGAATATTATAGTGGATTTTAGTTAAAGCACTAGAAAAAGAAACAAACATATCATTTAAAATATTTAATATATCTTTTTCTTTTATTGATTCTAGATTTTCTTCACCAAAAGGATTTATTGATATATTTATATTATTATTATTAATTGTATTATTATTAACAGTATTATTTGTAATATTAGTATTAGTATTATTATTTGTTACATTATTATTTATTATATTTTGATTATTAGAATTACTAGATTTAGATTTTTTTTTATTTATTACAAATTCATCATCATTACAAATTACTAAAGTTTTATTTTCATTTTCTAATTTTTTTAAAATTTTTTTAAGTTTTTCTTCTTCTTCTATTTTTTTTTTCTTTTCTTTACAAGTTTTCAAATGTCTGTATTTATTCTGTTTATGTCTGTATTTTTTATTACAGTACTCACATTTATAAATCGCTTCATTTTGTATTTCACATACATTTTCTATACATTCTGTACTCGAAGTCTCTAAATTGTCATTTTTTTCTAAAATTCCGGCTAACGGTCGGCTATCAATGATACAAAAGTGGTGACTATTTGATACCCCACGAGATTTAGATTTCGTGGGGACGGGTTTTTTCTGTTTAAAATTAACTGGTTTACAAGGATTTTTCCTTTGTTTATGTTTTTCTAAATAATCTTTTCTTTTAAATATTTTCTTACAAATTACACAAGTAAACATAACTACTTTTATATATATATTACACTTAGAAAATAGTTTTTAAATTAATTCTAAAAAAATAGAAATTTAGAAGTTGTATTTTAAAGGTATAAGGGATTACAAAGTATAGTACTTCTATAAAAAATCTAAATTTCTATAAAAATCTATAAAAATCTATAAAATTTAGAAGTTTTCACAATTTTTTGAACGAGTTGAGGGACAGAAACGAATATAAATGTCACCAAAATCACAAAAAATGTGACATTTTAGCAAAAAAGGGAGGGGGGATTTTCTTTTTTGACATTTTTTAAAAATTTCAAATTTTCTTTTTCCCTCATAATAATTTTTTTTTAATACGATAAATATTTAGGTCAATAAAAAATTGGTCAAAAAAAATCTATTTTTTAATTTCTATAAAAATTGTATCTTTGATTTTTGAGTGTAAAAAAAAAAAGCTTCATGCTAAATCCCGTCCCTTTTTTTTTTTGATTTTTTTATATTTTTTTTTTTGTAGGTAAAATAAAAATCCTTCATGCTAAATCCTGTCCCTTTTTTGAAAGTAATAGAAAAGTTATTAAAAATCTATAGAGTTTTTTACTAATGAATCTATAAGTGTATTTTGAAATAAAATAAGTTAATTATTGATTTAAAATAGATATTTATGAAATAATTAAAATAATTACTTCTGGAAAAAACTGAAAATAAATTTAAAAAAATCTACAAAATTCTGGAAAAAAAATGAAAAAAATGAAAATGACTAATTTTTTTTGAAAATAATATATATATATATATATATATATATAAATAATTATAATTAATAATGATTACAGAATTAGTTTTGTTTTTAATTGCTTCTTTTATTTTATTGGGTGTATCAGCGTGGAAAGTAACAACACTATTTAAAGTTAAAAGTCAATTCAATATTATAATGAATGATAAAAAAAAACACATACAATATACATATAATGAAACAAAAAAAAATAATGAAGAGCCTATAATTATTAGAGATGATAATGGGATTATCGAATTAAAAAAAGAAGATAATATTAAAGATATAGTAAAAAGAACTGGAATGATAACTTTACGTAATGCTTTAAATAAGGAATATCCTGAAGGTACTACACTTTTAAATGAACCTAGCAATAAAGGGGTTACATTAATAATAAAAATCATTAATATATGGATTAGTCTTCTTTGTTTATCAATAGTTAGTATTATTGTATGTTTAATATTACTTATCAAAACATTACAAAAATCAAAAGATAAAAAAACTAAATAAATATTTTACTATTTTTAAAAAATAAATAATATATATATATATATATATATATAATTATAATTAATAATGAGTAAATTAGTGGATAAAGATATTAAATATGTATTACCTATTTTCGCAGTAATATTTGTAATTTTCATATTTATTTTATCAATATGGATGTTATTTCATGCTGAATTAATTGTTAGAAATAATCAATTTAAAAATTTAAATAAAGATTATAATTGGGAAGACGAATACAATAAATACAATTGTCGTCCATTTCCAAAGTGCAAAAGATGGTGTAAAAAAATTAAGGGTGATTGGGATGATAAATGTAAGGACTTTAATTGTATGGCTTGTCCAGAATGCAATAAGTCGAATAACAAGTCATCGAAATCATCACTAATGTCGTTACCAGACACGAATTGTAGGTATCCAGATTTTAAGTACTGGATTGATCCTCCAGAGTCAGACTACAAAAAAGTTGTTACATCATATTTTAATAATCGTGTTATTCTTTGGACATCAATAGCTATAATATCTATTGTCATATTACTAACTATTTTTATAATAAAAATAATTAAAATGAAAAAATCACCAGTATCAAAAATAAAACATATTTTAATGATTCCTTGTCTTACTTTATTTATTACTAGTTTTTGGATGATACGAGATATTATTAATAGTAAGAGATTTATAAGAGGAGATAAATCATATATTAATCCTACTGGAAAAACATTATATAATAATGTATTAAATAAATCTGACAATGATGATACAAAAGCAATTAATAAATTAAATAATAAATTATATGTATGGAGTTTTGTAATTACAATTACACTAATTTGTTTAATATTATATTTAATAAAATTATTGAAATATAAAACTAGAAAACAAATCGGTTACATGGTTGCGAGAATATTTATAAGTTTAAGTTTAAATTTATGTGTTTTTTATGCTTTTACAGCATATATGCCATACTTTACAAATATTACCCCACATGCATTTCCATATGAATGATATTTATAGTTATATATGATTTTTTATATTTTTCAGACTTTTACTAATTATAAATTATATTATAAAATTAATTACACATAATTATCGTTGTAAAAATATAAGTATTTATATACTAGATTATATACTAGATTATTTAAATAATGAGGTTAAAAATAAAATATAAAATAAAAACATTTAATAACAATTTAATTAATATAGTGTAAATAACACAATACTAATTTAATATATAAAAAATGGATTACCATACTGAATATATTGATTATAAAGGACACATAAAACGTATATATCACATTTCGGATATTCATATCAATTTACAATCCAAACACGATGAATACAGATATGTTTTTAATAACTTATATACATTTTTAAAAGAAGAAAAGAGAAAATACAATATACCAATAGAAACCAATAAAGATATAGAATGTTGTATTGTTATTACAGGAGATATACTTCATAGTAAAACAGAACTTATGCCCGAATGTATAGAAATTACTCGTGATTTTTTAACTAAATGTGCGGAACTTATGCCGACTATTATGATTGCTGGTAATCACGATATGAATGTAAATAATAAAGAACGTCTTGATGCTTTAACACCTATTCGTAATGGTATTAGAGAAGAATTACCCCTTTATTATTTAAAGGAAAGTGGTCTTTATTATTTTAATAATATTGTATGGAGTCATGCGGCCGTTCAAGATTATTTAATCATCGATCCTACTAAAATTCAAAGTACAAATAAAAAGAAAATATGTCTCTTTCATGGTCGCGTTAATGGTGTCATATTATTTAATAAAACTAAAATTAGTGGAGAAACTATTAAAAAAACAAACAAAACAATTACACCAGAATCATTTAAAGGTTACGACTATACATTAATGGGTGATATTCATAAACACCAATATTTAGATAAAGAAAAAACGATGGCTTATTCTGGTTCGCTTATTCAACAAAATCACGGAGAAACAATTAATGGTCATGGTATATTGGTTTGGGATATCGAAAATAATACTTCACATTTTCAAGAAATTACTAATGATTATTGTTTTTATACACATAAAGTTAAAAACAGTAAAATCTCTAATGAAGATGTAGAACTTATTCAAAAGAAGTTAAAGAAAACACATATTCGATTAAGATTACAGCTAGATAATACACCATTTAGTAAATTACAAGAAATTATAGCTCTTTTTAAAAACAATTTTAATGTCCTAGAGGTAAATTATCAAGATTGTTCAAATGGAAACCAAAGTGATATTAAAAAAGAAATTACTATGAATATTACAAATATTGATTATCAAAATAAATTAATAGAAGAATATCTCAAACGTTATACTAGTACTACTGATAAAAACATTGAATATATTAAAAAACTTAATGAAATATCAAATAAACAATTAGAAGAAAATGATATGTGGTTAAATTCTAGATGGAAACTTATTAAATTAGAATTTAGTAATCTTTTTTCTTATGGAGAAGATAATATTATTAATTTTAAAGATTATAAAGGTATTCTTGGTATAATTGCTCCTAATCATATGGGTAAATCAGCTATTATTGATATTATACTTTTTACTTTATATGATAAATTTCCTAGGAAAGGAAATGTAAAAGATATTGTAAATAATAGGAAAAATAATTTTAAAAGTAAAATTATATTTAAAATAGGTAGTTGGCGTTATGTAGTAATAAAACAAGGAAATAAAACAGATAAGGGTCGTGTATCTAGTAAAATAGAATTTTACAGAATTAATAGAGAAAATATTAAAGAAATATTAACAGAAGAAACAGTTGTTAAAACTAAAAACGCTATATTAAAATATGTAGGTCTTTATGAAGATATTATTCAAACAAATGTATCTCTCCAAAATAATAATTGTAATTTTATTGAGGCAGAAAATACAGCTAGAAAACGAGAACTAGAACGGATTTTACAAGTAGATTTTATTAGTGTTTTACAAAAGAAATCAAATATTATTATTTCAGATAAAAAAGCTATTTATAAACATTTACAAAATAATTGCTATGAAGAATCTATTTTACAATTAAATAAAAATATTAGTCAATGTGTAACTGATTTAAAAGAAAATGATATACGTCAACGTAATTTAAAACAACAATTATCACAATTAGAAACTATTATAACTAATAAGGTAACAGACTTAATACCTAATATAGAAACAGAAATGGACAAATATAAAAATAAACTAGGAAATAATCCAAATGAAACATTAAAACAATTAGAAGACAAATTCAAAATTGTAAATGAAAATAAAGTATTTATATTGCTAGATGTTATGCGTAATGAAGAAAATGATGATATGAATAATGAAAGAAATGAATTTAAAAGATTACATAAAATGAAAAATAACGAATTAGAAACATATAAAAGAGAGTGTGAAGACAAACATAGAAAGGTTTTAAAAAAAAAAGAAGAAACTATTAATAAATATAATATTGATATTGAAAACTTAATATCTAATATTAAACATCCATCCGTTTATGATAACACTAAAACAAATTCATATAATCAAAATATTTATAAAAAAAATAAGGAAGAACTAGAAAAGAGTAAGAAAACAATTAAAATATTATTAAATTATGGAAAACAATTAAAAATAATGATTAGTACCATAGAAGAATATAAGGAACTAATAAATAATAAAAAAGATTTTATTACTAAATGTAATGAAGAAACTTTACCAATAGATATTATTACATTACTTGAAGAAGAACCTATATATGAATTAAAAGAAGAATTAAAAACCGAAAATAGTAAACTAAATAATTTCATAAAGGGGGAAAACAAAAATAAAAAATATACAATTAAAGATCTAGAAAAATATAGAGAGCTATATAAAAATACTTCCATTTATGAATATCTGGAAGAATATCAATCTCAACAAGAAGATAAATGTTTTAAAAAGGAAGAATATGTTGAAACAATTAAAACACTAGATATTAAAATGAAAGAAGAAAATAATAAAATAAATAAAATAATACAAATCTTACAAAATGAAAATAATATAAAAATGTTAAGTTGTAATAAAACAATTAATCATAATGAAATATTAATTAAATTAAATAAAAATAAATTAAACCTAGAAAATAAAATAGGAGATGTTGAAAAATGGATTACTGATTATAAAGATGATATTTTGATTAAAACTAAAAATAAAGAAATCGAAAAACAAATTGAAGTGTATAAAGAAAAACGTACATTAATAAATGAAAAGTGTGACGAAGAATATGACACATTTATTAAATATTACAATAGTTCACAAAAAGTTAAACAATATGATAGTGAAATTACAATAATTAATAATGAAATAGAAGCAATCAATAAAAATATAAATGATTACAGAGATATAGAAAATAAATACAAAAAAAATGAATTAAATAAAAAAGAGATAAACGAAATGCGTAAACAATTAGAATTTATTAAAGAAGAAGATAAAAAGATTGAATTTAAATTAAATGTGGGAAAAACAGAATTTACTAGAAACAATACTAAACTTGATGAACATAAAAAAGAAATTGAACGAATGAAAGACATTGAAAAAGAGTTAAATATTTATACTGTTTATAACGAAGCATTAAAAAATCTACCATTTATTATTATTAAAAAAGTTGTTCCTAGATTAGAAAGTAAAATTAATGAATTATTATCTGTTTGTACTAATTTTGTAGTCAAAGTTCAAGTCGATAATAATCATATTGATATTTATATTGATAGACCTATTTATAATGGAAGATTAATTTTATTAAATAACGCTAGTGGATTTGAAAGATTTATTAGCAGTTTAGCAATTAGATTAGCATTATTAGACATTTCACAATTACCAAAGCCTAATTTTATAGCTATAGATGAAGGCTGGACTAGTTTTGATTATCATAATATTAATAATGTTCGAACTATATTTGATTTTTTGGTTGAGAAATTTGATTTTGTATTAAGTATTTCACATCTTTCTCAAATTAAAGAACATTGTAGTAATCAAATACATCTCAAAAAAAATGATAAAGGATATAGTATTATAGTATAAAAACTTTATTGACTTCTTTTATAAAGCACAATTAAACTTATAACTGATAATATAAATGATACTAATGATATTAAAGCACCAATATTTGCCGTATTTTTATATACTTCTTCATATTTATTATCACCACCATTAAAAGGCGCAGGCATATTTATATCTTCATTATCCTTGTAAAAATCTTTTAAATCTTTTTTTTGACCTAAGTTATCTATATTTATTTTATTATTAGGATGGTTTTTATTATAATTAGTTGCTATATTATTTAATTTAGTCCATATATCATCTGTAAAAATTGTTTTATAGTTAGTTATAGTATCTAATCTTTGATACAATAATCCTTGTTTTAAAAGAATTAAATCGTCATTATCATCTTTAATCGATAGTATTTTTCTCATTATGAAAAATTTAATAAACAAATATACAGATGCTACAATCGCAAAAATAACAATAATCATACATATAAATATAATTATATTCAAATCTCCTAATTTAGATATTGTTTTAACTGTTATATCTTCTATATATTCTTGTTTATTTAATGACACTAATGTTATAAATAAAGCTATTCCTAAAAATTTAATTCCAGATAATTCTATATCACTTATAGATGTTATATATTTTTTATTATTTTTTAATAATTTATTTTCACTTGAAATATTTTTTTTATATATTTCTATAAAAGGAGGGTATATTGTATTTTTTACATCAGGCTTAGGATCATATAAAAAATTATCAGATGTTAAAGTGTTACTTAAATTAGTTTTAAATGTTAACCCCAGTTTCTTATTATAAATATATTTATAATAAAAAATAATCATTGAAGTTTTAGTTATTATTAAAAAGAAAAATAAAATATAATATCCTATTTTTACAGCGCTGACATTATTACTATTCATATTAATTATTAATTATTAATTTTTAATTTATTATATAATTATAATATATTTTTTTTGTTTTTTTTATTTAGTAATAAAATATTTTATAAATAATAAAACATTATATAGTATTGTATATTATTATGTATTATTATTTTAATCTTTTATAAAATATAATTATACTTATAATTAATAATATTAAACTAATAATAGATATTATAATACCACTATTAGAAACTATAGTGTATATATTTTCGTATTTATTATCACCACCATTAAAAGGCGCAGGCATATTTATATCTTCATTATCCTTGTAAAAATCTTTTAAATCTTTTTTTTGACCTAAGTTACGTGTTTTTATTTTATTATTAGGATGGTTTTTATTATAATTAGTTGCTATATTATTTAATTTAGTCCATATATCATCTGTAAAAATTGTTTTATAGTTAGTTATAGTATCTAATTTTTTATACAATAATCCTTGTTTTAAAAGAATTAAATCGTCATTATCATCTTTAATCGATAGTATTTTTCTCATTATGAAAAATTTAATAGATAAATATATTGATATTGATATACCAACAAGAACACAAATAATAATTAAAAATAATATTATATTGGTATTGATATTAATAAAATTATACTGATATGTTATATTTTCAATATATTTTTTATTATATAAACTATTTAATGTAAAAATTAATATTATTTTTAAACATAAAAATAGATATAATTCCTTGTTTGTAATAGATATAATATATTTCCTATTACTTTCTATTAATTGGTTTTCATTTGATATATTTTTTTTATAAATTTCAATAAAAGATGGGTTAATTATATTTTTAATGTTAGGCGTAGGATTATATAAAAAATTATAAGACGTTAAAGCATTTTTTAAATTTGTTTTAAAAGCTGAGCCAACATTATCACTATAAATATATTTATAGTATATTATAAACATATAAATTTTAGTAAATATTAAAAATAACAATAAACCATAATATCCTATTCTTATAAGTTTAAATAGTTTATTATTCATTATAATTCTAATTTATTTATACAATTTATTGTGTTTTTTATTTAATTATAATATATATTATTAATTATAATAATAAATATTATAATAAATATATAATTATTAATAATTAAAAGTATGTTTTCCTTACCAAAATTAGATGTTGGTTCTTTATCGTTAAATAAAATATGTAAAAATAGCTGTTCTAATATATTGTTTGGAGTTGTACTTGCTTTTTTAGTAATGGTTGTATTACAATCACTAGATAGTGAAATAGCTCCTTCTTTTCCTATGTTTAAATCTCAAAATAATTTATGCTTAAAAAAAATGGATATGATTAATGATAATTGCTTATCTGGAATATTAGACAATCCAATTATTATATTTATGTTTATTTTACTACTAAACTTCGTTTTAACATATCTAGTATTTACTATATTTCAAAATGTTTTTAAGAATAAAGGTACTATTTGTGAAGGATTAACAAATGTTGTTAAATGTCCTATTATGAGGGGTGGGAACAAACAAAGAGAACAAATCATTATGGGAGATACGGTAGTAGATTGTTTAATGGGTTGTCCTCTGGGATTTGGGAAAAAAAAACTAAATAATGTAAGAAAAGAATGTAATTTTATTGATGAATGTATGTTAATGAAAGATATAGTGGGAGATATGCACAAACAAACTGTTGGAGATAATGTTGATGTAGATGTTAAAGTAGCAACAAATGTTGATTTAAATAATGAAAATAATAAAGGTACTAAAATAATTAAGAGTGTTTTAGAAAAATTTGTTCCTGGATTAATTCCTAATCTTATTGAAACTATTACTAATAAGTGTGATGTTAAAAAGTGTGATGAAAAGAAATGTGATGAAAAGAAGTGTGATGAAAAGAAGTGTGATGTTAAAAAGTGTGATGTTAAAAAGTGTGATGTTAAAAAGTGTGATGTTAAAAAATGTGATGAAAAGAAATGTGATGAAAAGAAATGTGATGAAAAGAAAGAATTAAATAAAGATGAATTAGTAGATAATATTAAAAATATTATGAATAAGATGACTGGATTATTAAAAGATGGAAATATAGATATGAAAGAATTTAATTTAGATTTTCTGAATATGTAATTAGTATTTTATTTTATTTTATATAATTTTTTTATTCCAATAGAGTGTATTATTTAAATATTTAGAAAAATCTAATAAACAGTTTTTAGAGTTAATAGGTATTATATTATTTATTATTTTTATTATAGTAGTTTTATCATTTTTATATAATGTATTTAAATATTCATATAATCCTCTTCTCCAAGATAATATAATAGCTTCGTGACAAAAAATAGATTTGCGTTCTTTAAAATCTACAGTTTGTGTTAACATTTTTTTTTTAGTAATTTTACATTTTTTAAATATTTTATGTTGAGGAAGTTTCCATTTAACATTTGGATTATTAACAAAATATTTCATATTTTTAATAACACAATTCACTAATTTAGTTTTATTAAGTTTAGGTATAAGTTTTTTTATTTCAATAAAATTTGGTTGTAATAGTATTAAATTTTTTAATGGAATAGTAGATTTTATACAATTATCTCCATCAATACAGTGTAATATAGGTAGTCCTGTGTAATATCTATTACATCTATTACAACATTTACCTGTTTTAATTTTAGTATTATAAATTAACATAGAATGATTTATTCTTAATATTGGAATTGTTAATAAAATATCCCCTTTTTGAATATATATATATGATGATTTTGATTTTGTTTTTGTCATTGTTTTTGTTTTTGTTTTTGTCATAATAGATATATAATAGATATATAATATAATATTTAGTAAAAAGTATAAAAAATAAATAGTTGAATAAAATTAGTTAGAGTATGCGAGACCACCCATACCACTCATAACACGGAGAACATTGTAGTTAACAGCGTAGATATTGTCAACGGTTACGGAAGAACTGTAAGTTAAGTGAGCACTGTCAATTCTGGAGAAATTGCAAGTTCCAGATGGTTGGTGTTCTTCTGGTTTAAGAGCAAAAGAATAGACATTGACATTTCTCGAGAGTTGAGAGCATCTAGAAACTGGATTTTGAGCACGACCAATAATAGTAACATTAATTAATTCAGAAGCTACACAAATTTCATCATTATCTGTTAATGCACCAGATGCTGTAGAACCATCTAACATAGTTGCTGCTCTTGTAACTGAAGTACCAGTGACACCATTAATTGCTTGGAATTGTCCAGCATCCACACCGAGCTCGTCAAATAATTGTTCACCCACAATTAAAAAGTTTAATAATGATGTAATAGGTACCATTTGTGTATCAATTGTGACGGTAGTTACACCAGCAGCAATATTACTAGTATCATTTACAGCAGCAAAAGAATATACACCACCAGATGCAGATTGTGCTATAGCATTTGTGGTTATACCAGAAACCTTACCAGTATCAGCACTACCACCATCAAGACCAGATAATGTACCAACAATAGTTGTAGCAGTAGTAGCGGTTACATACAGATAAGCAGAAACAGTAATTCTACCAATACCACTATTTCCTGCTGCTGCTTCTGAAGCTACTTCATCACCAACGGTTCTTATAACTTCAACATACACAATATCACCAACCTTAGAACTATTTGTTTGACTATCTGCTGCTAATGTAATTGTAACAACACCTGCAGATTGGGAAATTTTATGTGTTGCGTTACCAGCAGTTAATTGACAAACAGATAAAGGTGCTGAAAGCATAGTAGCATTTTCAGTCTCTTTAATGTTAAAACCAGGAACAGCAGTGTGGTGGTCAAGTGGTTGTCTGACTTGGAAATATTCACGGTCTTGTTCAGCAAGTCTATCGTGTCCATTAAGAGTGAGTTTTGCTTTTTCAGTAGTTACCGAATCAGCATCAGTCCAGACAAGTTCTTTAACTGGATGATTAAAGTTAAGTTTGTATTTAGCTGCGGCACTACCTTCATTTTGGTATTGAAGTTGTTCAATGAGATATTCATGTGATACTTGTGCGAATCTTCGTCTTTCATCAGTATCAAGGTAGATGTAATCACACCAAACTTCCGCAGAAGGTGCAGTTCCGTAAGCACTACCATCTCTTGAAACTTCGGTAGTTGTACCCCAAGTAAATTTCATCTTAACTTCGTGATATTGGAGAGCAATAAGAGGAAGAGCAAGACCTGGGTTTCTGCAAAACCAGAATTGAAGAGGAACCATAACAGATTGTTGACTATGTCCACCAGTAGTACCACCAGTCATTAAAGTATTATTGAAACCACCAGTTAAATATTTGTATCCAGCTGCTTTAGAATCTGGAACAGTTAATTCAGCCCATACTTGAAGCCATTCTCTGGTGTGTTTATCAATTTGTTGTCCACCAATTTCAAGAGTAACATCTTTAATAAGTTGGTCTCCTGAAATACAATCGGTTCCATCATTAGCATCAACTCTAACATAAACTTTAGATAATAAATCACCATTTCTAGAAACAGTCACAGTACCAGAAGCATTAGATGAGGTTAACGTAGAAGTACCACTTAATGTTTGTTGGATGCATTCCATCGAGAAATTAGTGTGTCTTCGATAGACAACTTTGAAAAAAGTAATTTGTGGATTACCTGTAAGGTAAATATCTTGTGCGCCATAGGCGACTAATTGCATTAAACCTCCTCCCATTGTGAATAAAAATTAATTAAATAAATAAAAGTTTACTAAAATATATTTATAATATAAGAAAAGAAAATAATTTTGAAAAAAAAACTTAATTAAATTTAAATTATAAAAAAATATTTCTATAAAAGAAATATTGAACCCCTGGTGGGGATCGAACCCACAATCTTCTGATAACTCAAGGTTAGAAGTCAGACGCCTTAGCCATTTGGCCACAGGGGCTTTGGAAAAGAAAACAATTAATTATATTAAATAATCCTCTTTACTATAGTATAGTAATTTAATTTTAAAATATAAACGAAAAAAATAATTAATACAAACATAAAATTATAAATAAATGTTAAACATTTAAAGTGTACAAACCTCTAGGATTTATACTGTTACCAGGAGCAGGGTTCGAACCTACGCGGAGCATAACTCCAATGGAACTTAAGTCCATCTCCTTAACCACTCGGACATCCTGGCATTATTCGAATAAAAATATAATAAATATTAATTAATTAAATAATATTTACTATATTTCAATTACTATATATAAAAGAAAAAAATCTTAAATTATTTATTATTAAATAATTTATTTTTTGTTAATTTTTTTATTAAATATTATTTAATATTTTATTTAATTAAATATATTTAAAAAGTTCAAAGGTATTATCAATCATAATAAAGTTTAGTAAATCTGAATTGATATGTTGACTACCACCGGGAGACCAATTTTTATTATTTGTATTATGTAAATTTATTAAATATTCAAAATATTCTTTAATATTTATTTTGATATAATAGTTAAATTTATATTTAATCTTTTTTAATGACCATATTGGAGGTGTTAATGGAAAATTAAAACTATTTATAACATTTAGGGTAATATTAATATTACATTTAGTGTAATCATTAATTTTTTTATTTAATTCGTAAGATAGACTGGGAAACTCAAAAATATTTGATTTTCTATCATAAACTATAATGATTTCATAGAAATTATCACAAGGATTAAATGTTATAGTTAAAAATGGATTATCAATACCATAGTAGTCTATTATTGAATTATCATATTCTTCTAAATAATATAAAAATTCTTCTTGATTTTCATTAAAGCGTATTCTAGAACTTCTAGATAATGATGACATTTTTAACAACTTAATTGTTTTTTCTTTACAATATTTGATTTTAATTAATAAATCAATTTTATAAGTATTTTATTTAACATTTAATTATATAAGTATAATATTATTAATATATTTATTTACTAGATGTATTATTGAAAAATTTATATTAAAATGAATACTGAATGTGGTCTAGTTGGTATTATTGGAAAAGAAGAAATTAATTATAAAACTGTTTTAGAATCTCTAATAAAACTACAACATCGAGGACGGGAATCATATGGATTATCATATATAAAAAAAGAAGATAATAAAAAAAATAAACTACATATTGAAAAACATTATGGTTTAATAAATGAACATGAACTAAGTAATGAAACTAAAACAGTTTCTAGTAAAGTATGGTTTGGACACGTTCGTTATTCAACATCTGGTAAAAAACAAAATAATATTATTAACAATTCTTTTATTGACTTAACACAACCAATTGCTTTTACTTTTTCTAAATATAATGACGCAACATTCATTTATAATGGTAATGTTCCTATGTTCATTTGGAAAAAACTATTTATAAATTATCCTAAATTAAAAGAATATTATAATAAAAATATAGCATTAGGTATAGATATTAATGATAGTTTATTATTTATAAGATTAATAATATTATTAAAAGAAGAATATACTAGAAATGTATCTATTAAAGAAGAAAATATAAATAATAAAAACAAAATTAATAATAGTATTATTATTGGAAAAATATTAAATAAAATAGTTTCATTACTCGATAGAGCATTTTGTATTATAATACAATTTAATAATGAATGTTGGGTAATTAGAGATAGATATGGAGTTCGCCCTTTAATTTATGGATTATCCGAAAATAATAATTCTATTATAATTGCTAGCGAAAATTGTTGTTTTAATGATAATTATAGATTAGTTGGAGATATAAAACCAGGTTGTATAGTTAAAATAGATTATAAAACATTAAATATGAAATTGATGTCTCAAATATATAGTTCAGAAAAAAAACATTGTATATTTGAATATTTTTATTTTATGCGTAAAAATACAACCGTTAATGATATATCAGTTTTAGAATTTAGAACTAATATAGGTAAATTATTATTTGAAGAATTAAAGAAAAAAGATAAATTATATAAGTCTCTAGTTAAATATGATAAAAATAATAAATACGATAAAAAAAGAGAAAATAAACTGAATAATATAATAGTATGTGGAATACCAGAATCGGGAATAGTTCAAGCACAATCTTTTGCTGAAGCGTTAAATGCATCTTATATTCAATTAATAGAAAAAAATCCAAAGAACCATCAACGCACTTTTATTTTAGATAATAATAAAAAGAGACTAGATGCGTGCAAGAATAAATATCAAATATCAAAGTTTAATCAAAAATTTATTAAAGATAAAAAAATCATTCTAGTTGATGACAGTATAGTAAGAGGAAACACTGTTAAATATTTAATTAAATTTATTAGAGAATATAAACCAAAAGAAATTCATTTTATGTCTGCGTCTCCACCAATAGTTAATATTTGTAATTATGGAGTTGATTTTCCAGATATAGAAGATTTAATTGCAGCTCGTAAAAATATAGTTGATATTGAAAAAGAACTTAATATAAATTCATTAACATATTTAAATAAAGAAATATTTAATAATATTAATTCTGATTATAATAATAAATTTTGTCTAGAATGTTTTAATAATTAATTTTAATTTAATTTTTATTTTCTTATTTTTCTTTTCTTATTATATATATATATATATATTTATATTTATATTTATAAGTAATTATTAATTATGGCTTGTGGTTCTAATCATTCATCAAATAAAAAAGGGGGTTCTTTAAAAAGAAAATCATCAAAGAGACGTGGTTCTTCTAAACGACGAGGTACTTCTAAACGACGAGGTACTTCTAAACGACGTGGTTCTTCTAAACGACGAGGTACTTCTAAAAGAAAGGGTTCTTCTAAAAGAAAAAAATCATTAGTTGGTGGAAAAAAAAGTTCCAAATCTAAATCCAAATCTAAATCTAAAGGTAAGAAGCGAAAATCTAAAGGGAAGAAGGTGAAATCTAAATCTAGAAAAAGTATGCTAAACACAACTATAGGGGGGTCTAATAATAAAAAAAATGATGATTTTGGTGGTTTCTAGTTAGATTGTATTTTAATTTTTTTTATTTTTAACATTTTAGATTTTAAAAAATTTAAGAATAAATAAGTATTTAGTTTTTAATAAAAATAAAATTGAAAAATAATAATTGAGTATATAATATATATATATTAAGTATTATTTGTAATTAAAAAAATTAATAATAATATTTGAAATTAAAATAATTATTAATAATTAAATTAAAATGTCAAATTCAAAAAAAAAAATAAATAAGTATTTAAGTACGAGAAGGGTATTTAATAGTAATGAACCAAATATTATATCAATACCTGGTCCTAATTTTCCAAATGGTAAATATTTAATTAAAAATAACAAAGATTTTGAAAAGTTTTTAGATTTATATATAGATTGTTGTTTCAATTCAAAAATAAATACATATTTATTAGAACCACCGTTTAATATTAATAAAATACAAGGTTTTGATGATAGTTTCAAAGAACATAATATAATCAAGATTGATTTGGATTTTAAATACAATTATGACCATAAATTAGAATTATCTGATAAAGCGATGCTTTTGAAACATAAATATACAGATATTCATACAAAAAAAATTATTAACATATATATTAATATATTGAAAAAATATGTTAATTTGAATGAAAACATAATTTTTCCTAATGAAAATAGTTTTGTTGTAGAATCTATGGATTTTGTTTTATTAGAAAGAAAAACCGCATATATTAATACAAAAAAAGATTCTAAAATTGTAAAAGATGGTATTCATATATTGTGTCCTACTTTTGTATTTCCAATCTCTATTTTACATAAAGTAAGAGAAGACATGTTAAAGAATGAAAACTTTATTGAAATTATTGATGAAATTGGTCAATTAAATAAAATTAATGATGTACTGGATTCTTCTGTTATATCTACTAATGCATGGTTTTTATATGGTTCTGGCAAACCATATTCAGAACCATATGAAATAACACAAGTATATAAATTTAAACAAAGTAAAAAAACGGATACTGAAGAATTAGGAGGAGATAAGATTTTTGATAATAATAAAACGATTAAGTTTGTTAAAATGAAAGATGCTGAACTTACTAATTATACAGAAAATAAAAAGAGTTTAGTTTACAAATTATCAAACTTTGGAATTAAACAAGTAGTACCTCCTATTAATGATGCGATTTTAATTAATTTACAAAGTGAAGTAAATGTTAGTTCATCTTCTCCTCAACAACAAAAATTTGATAAAGTTCTCGGTATTACAAGAGAATTAAATGCGACACCACGTAATATCAAAAAACCAGAGTCTACATCTATAACATTAGACTTTCTTAATAAATTATTGTCTTGTATAGATGATAATAGATCCACAAATTATGATGATTGGTGGAAAATAGGTCAAGCTTTATATAATATTGATTGGAATAAGGGATTTTTTGCTTTTGTGGAATTTAGTAGGAAATCTGTAAAATTCGACCTAGAAGGATGTAAAAAAATATGGCGCTTATTTGAACGGAATTATATTAATAATAAATATCAATTTAATATTAAATATTTAAAAGAACTCGCTTTTTTAGATAATAAAAAACTATATATTAAAATATCTGAATTAATCTCATTAGAAATATTAAATGGTATTATTACTGTGTTTAAACAACCTATTTATAAGGAAAAAATAGGAGATTCAACACTTTCAAAAGAAATTAAAAAAATAATAGACAATGAAAGTCATATTAATTTCGTTTCTATTGAAAATGGACAATGGTATTATTATGAAAATCACAAATGGGTTGTTGATACTGAAGGAAATAAAATTAAATTGTATCTTAAAAATACGATATTAGCCATATTCATAAAATTTTACAAAAATTGTAGGGAAAATATTAAATCAATCAAAGATGAGATTAATCGAATTAATTCATTCGAATCAACACAAGAACATAATCCAATTTCTTCAATGGATGACTTACTTAATTCGAATACTGATGAATTAAGTGACAATATATCCACACTAGAGAAGGGACGTAAAACCGTTCAAGAATTGAAATTAAACCAAAGTGATTTAGATGATAGTATTGATATAGCAAAAAAACTTGTAAATTATCTTGAAAATTCTACAAAAAGAACAACATTAGTTAAAGAATTAGCAACAGAATTTTATGACCCAGACTTTTATAAATTATTAGATAGTAATCCTAATGTATTTCATTGTAATAATGGTATTTTTGATTTAGAAACTTGTATTTTTAGAGATGGAGTACCAGATGATATGATTTCCATTTCTAGTAAAAATAATTATATTATAGATGAAGTACGATTTAGTGACCCGGAATATCAAAAGTATGATTCTGAATTAAATGATTTCTTAGATAAAATTTTTCCTAATCCAGATATGAAAGAATATATGATGAATATTTGGGCTATGTCTTTAAGTGGAAAAACATATATTCAGACTTTTAATGTTTGTTCTGGTAGTGGTAGTAATGGTAAAAGTGTTAATTTTGAATTACTATCAGAAGTTTTTGGTGATTATTATTGTGTTGCTAGTCCAGCATTATTAACTAAAAGTAGAAGTGATGCTAATACAGCATCTCCTGCTGTAGCAGTATTACTTGGTAAAAGAATTGTATGTACAGAAGAACCTGATGAAGGTGAAAGTATTAAAACGGGTGTTATGAAAGAAGCTGTTAGTGGTACTCAATTAAGTTGTCGAGAACTTCATAAACCACAAAAAACATTCACACCCCAATATATGTTATTCTTCAATTGTAATGATAAACCAGAAATTGGTTCTACTGATGAAGGTACGTGGCGTAGAATTCGTGTGGCTCCTTATGTTTCGAAGTTTTGTGATTACGGCGACGCAAGGCTTGAAAATCCTACAAAATATAAAAATCATTTCATAAAGGATTATAGTATTAAAACTAAATTTGCGAATTGGAAAGAAGTATTCCTTAATGAATTAATTATAAGATATAAAAAATTAAAAGAGAATGAGTTTAAAATTCCTCTTCCATCAATTGTTCAAAACGCAATTGATGATTATAAAAGTGGATATAATATTTATGAAGGTTTTAAGAAAGATAGTCTTATTAAAACAGCAGGAGAACGTCTTACTATTGGTGATGGATTTAATTCGTTTAAACAATATACTGACCAATGTAATCATAAAATCGGTAAAATTACGAGAAATGTTTTCATTACTGAAATGACGCGTGTTATTGGTAAACTAAAAGGTAATAATAAATATTGGAAAGATTGGGCTGTTATTGAAGACTATGAAGACGATGACGATGTCGAAGAAGAATTAAATGATTCTGAATCGGAGGCAGAATAAAACATTATTTATCTTTAGGATTAAATGATATTAAAATAAAATATATAAATGTTAACGCACATATTATATAAAACATTTTTTTTAATTGGGTTAAATATAAATCCATTTTTTTATCAATAACGTTTTTATTATTATTTAATTCATCTAATTGATAATTTTCAACAGAAAAATGATTTGTTTGGTCATTTAAAGAATCATTGCTATTTTTAGTTTCATCTCTCATAATTTTCAAAGTTTTTTCATTATTATTTAAATAATTACCTAAATCACTTAATCTGTCTTCTACTCTCTTTAATTCTTCTAAATTTTGCTTCATATTATTAATTTTAGTTATAATCATATATCTTTGACTATCACAATCATAGTTTTTTCTACATTTAATATTATTAAGTGTATCTATTTGTGTTTTCATAAAATCATCCATTTTATTTAATTTATATTTTAATTTATATTTATATTTTTATAATTAGATTTATAAATTTATTTTTATAAATTAATATCTAGTAATTTATAATTACCATATATATAAAAATAATAAGAAAAATAATATATTATTATTATTAACTTAAATATAAAAATACATCTGACTTTATAATGAAGATGTTATATGATTTAATAAATATTTAAGATGATATAATTAATTGAATTAAAATGAGTATTCAACTTTCGATATATATCGGAATAATTATTTTTTATTTATATTTAATAATTGTTGGAATAGAATTAAATATAGTAGAATATGATACTATAATTCAAAATAAATTCATATATAATTATTTAGTGTGGATAAATGCATTTTATTTTCCAGTTGTAATTTATTTTATATTTAAAACAGCAGAATTGCTAATTGAAGCTAATTGTGGTAATAATAGTATAGATATATATACAAATGAAAGATACCGAATAATTGAAAAAAAACTACTAGACGTATCAAGTCCTAAATTTTTCATTTACTTATTAATGGGGGCAGAATTAATAATGAATTTTATATATTTTATGTTTGGTAAGACATTCATAGAAAACAATAAAACTGCTTTTATGGAAATACGGTTATTTGAATTATATACTTATCCCAAAATTGTTATTAGCTGTTCTGTGTCTATATCTTATTGTTTAATACTTGTTTTATGGATTCTATTATTATTAGATGCTGGATGTTGCAGTTCTTTTTTTGTAAATAATATGACTAGAAAAAGAAATTATGGGAATTCTGTTAAAGTTAAAAAAAAACCAAAAGATAATTATTTACGACAAAGAAGAAACCGCATTAGTGTATGTGATGATTTATGATTTTTTAGTTTGTTTTTTGGTGGTTTTGGGTTGTGTTTTATTTTTGAGGTAATTGGTTACTAATTTATTGATTAATGTGTTTTTTTGATATGGTTTTCGTTTCTTTTTTTTATCAAGATATGTTATTGGTATTTTGCGTTCTTTTGCTAGAAGTTGAACGTCTTCTAGTGTGAATTTTTCGAGGTCATAATTAAGAATACAATTTGTCCGAGATGGATTAAATTGGGTTTTTGCGTTTTTAGTGGATTTGAGTGTATAATTCACTAGATTTGATTTACGAAGTGAATGAATACAAATGGGATATGGATTTTTCTGTGTTTTACGAACACTCATTAAACATTTACAATATTTACGCTGTGGAACATTCAAACGAGACGTCACTAGAAACAAATTCTCTTTTTTAGTTTTAGATTTAGTATTTGTTGTTTTAGATTTAGTTTTGGTTTTTGTTGTTTTGGTTTTTTTTGTTTTCTTTGAAGACATATTTATAATTATAATATATAAAAAGATAAAAAGATTTAAAAAGATAAAAAGATAAAAAGATAAAAAGATTATAAATTAAAAATACTATAGTAAAGAGTATTATTAATTATATTATGTAGTTAATTATTTTCTTCCAAAAAACCACCTTTTTTCAGGGGATTCTAATACATCCCTTTCGAGTAGTCCGTGTGATTCTTATACTACTACATCTGGTGCTTTTTGTTTTTCTTCTTTGTATAGTTCGAATGCTAGATATCGTGCTTTTGCTTGTGCTAGTGCTTTTTTTTCCTTTTCAGATAGTCCCCTTAGTGGCCGTACAGTTTGTAATCCTGATTGATGTGTTTTACAAAAATTTACTTTTGAAGATTTTACTTTTAAACATCCCGCGAAAGAACAAGTATGATCTTCACACCTTATATGACTTTTTATAGATTCTTTCTTACAACGTCCAGTAGGTCTCAATTGTACGCATATTTGTTTTGCTTCGACATAAGCTTTCTTTTCCAAACCTTTATAAATTAGTTTCATTATATTAAAGAAATCATTGATATTTGGTCTTTCCTCAATATTAGTTACAAAACTTTCCTGATCAGTATTTTTATACTTACTAGCCATAAAAGATATGTTAGCAATTGACGTGTTCACATTATATTTTTCTTCCCCGCCAAATTTTTTTGTAAACGTCTTATACTCACTCATACTTATGGGGTATAGTATGTTAGTAAGGTAGGCTCTTAACTTAACATTTAGATCTGTATTGGATTCCACCTCATCTATATATGGAATTATATGTTTAATTGACGCTGCAAGACTATAAACATCTCTTTTTTTAAATTGTGTAAATGTTAATTCACTTTCATTAAAAGAAGGTAGAACTTGTTCTAATGGAGCATATCCAGGTGTTCCTCCAGCTGGTTTATAGGCAACATTATTCATAATCTCTTTTGAGCCCGGAGTGTCCACTTTTAGTTCCATAGCCATACCAAAGTCAATTATTTTAATTGTTTGATTACCACCTCTAATAAACACTAAAAAGTTATCTGGTTTTATATCTCTATGAACTATATTGTTATTATTTAAAAAGTAAACAGCTTCTATCATTTCTAAAATATTGTATAATTTTATCGTTTTTGCTGCAGTACCTAAATATTCTGTTAAATCTATACTACCCTTTTCTTCAATACTATATACGGGTTCTTTTTTAGAAAATAGTAAAATATCTGGTACTATACTAAAATTTTTACTGTCCTTCTTTAATAATAGGGTAGATATTTTCATATGCATTTCTCTACCCTCTATTTCTCCATCTATTTCTTCAACATCTATTTTTTCATCTTTACCAGATTTTACAAATTTCATTACATAGTCTTTATCTTTAGGGATTTTTCTTGCTTTACCTTTATATTTTCCCAAATCGCAAGTATCATTAAATGATCCAGAACCTATAAAAGGTAATGTTTTATTAGTTTTAGAATTTTTAAAATCATTATTTAACATTTTTTCTATTTCTATTCTTTCTGTAAAATACAAACTATTAAATTCAATATTATCAGTATTATTAATATTATATGGTTTATCCTGACATAGCAACGTCACTACACCTCCCTTCATAATTAAATAGTTTCCTTTCTTACGAGTGCTTCTTTTCTTCATTACTGGACGCTTTTTACTCTTCTTACGAGAACTGCTTTTCTTCACTACACGACGCTTTTTGCTCATCTTACGAACTGGTTTTTTCTTCATAAGAGGACGTTTTTTGGTTGTTTTACGGGATACAACCTTTCTTTTTTTAGATTTCTTACTAATCATTATTAATAAACAAATAAATAATTAGAAGATTAAATTAAAATATTAATTAAAGTATTTATAATTATAATATATAAAAAGATAAAAAATAATTAAAAATAAATAATAAGTAAAAAAAAGCATAAAACATCATATAATAAGTGATGTGATGATACTATTATCGTCTTGTATCATATTCCAGTCGGCGTTTATTTTTTTGACTAAACTATCAATGATATTCAATCCCAAGAAATGACTTTTAGTGAAATAGTGTTCCTCGGGTTGTTGTGTGGCATTTTTAGATTCAATATCTATACAATTTACTATTCGCAACTCTAGTTTGTTTTGATGGAGATGGTTTATAGAAATAGTAATATTACCATTTTCACAACTAGAGTGTTTTACCGCATTCATTAACATATTATTAATTACTATTTTGAGATAACATTTATTTTCATTTAAAATGGTTATATCATATGTTTTGGATGTGTCTTTTTCTAATATAAATTTTTTCTTACTAGATACCACAAATGGGTGGTCATTTAAACTATTAATCATTATAATTAATAAAGCAGATAAATCTAAATGACCTATATTCATATTTTCGTGTTGTTCTTTAATTTGTTGTTCTAATAATTGACAACACTTCATACTTTGAGATACAATTGTATTTAAATAGGAAGCAATTTTATTGTTCTTTAATTGGTCAGCCTCTACTTTAGAAAGTTCAGCACAGCCAACTATAATGTTTAATGGATTTATAATTTCGTGAGCTAATATATTCATTTCTATCATATTTATAGTTATATAGTTTTTAGTTTTAAGTAATCAAATATATTTATAAAAATATATCTGTCAGAATATATCTTTTAAAATAAAAGTTTAAATTCCCTATACTTAATGATTAGAAAAAAAATATATCTAGAAAGGAAATAAATTATTTGAATCAAAATTAATTGTTTTATTTTGTCTCTTTATGTGATTTCCTAATATAAATACTGTAAAATATATGAAACCAAATAAAAATGCGAATAATGCACCAAATATTTTACCAGACATTTTTACATCTTTATTAATTGTTAAACAACAAGAGAGAGAAACAAAATTTATCATTAATAGAAATAATACACCCCCCATAATAAAAATATTAGTTATGAATTTAATAATATGGTCTTCTGCTGATAGTTCTAAATTACCAGTTTTCATATCTTTGAGAACATTAAAATCTTCTCTATTTTCTTCTTCACTTTTTACCATTTTAAATTTTACTTTATTATTAATAATATATATAATTTATAATCAAATAATTATAATTTAATAATTATAATTTAATAATTATAATTTAATATTAAAATAAAAACAAAAAACACACAAATATAATATATTAATTGGAAAATTCCAAATCACCCATACCACCAATTATTCGTAATACATTAAAATTAAGAGCAAATATGATTATATCATATTCATAATTAGAATCGGAATCTTCTTTTGGTATTGTTGTTAATTCAAGTTGAGCGTTAGTAATACGAGAAAAATTACATGCACCGCTTGGTTGATGTTTAGTTATATCTTGATTTAAATTAAAAGAATAAACATAAATTCCATCTTCTGGCATTCTTTTCATATGTTGAAAATTATTTACTAGGGAAAACATTTCCATGGTTTTTGTTTTAAATCTAGCAACTCCATCAAACTTAAGTGATGCTGATTTAAGTATATCCTTGTATTTTAAAGAATTAATATTACTAGAATCAAAAGTAGCTTCAGTCGCAAATTCATCATAATCAGTAGGGTTTATAACCGGGTCTATTGTATTATCTGGCCAATTCGTGAAATTATAAAACTGATTTCTAGCTTTAAAATCTGTGCGGCGTAATATCCACATCAAGTTAGATACTGGATGTTGTATTTTTAAATCTATTACATTCGTATCCCCTTCTGCTGTAGTTGATGGTGTAATAGTATCTTGTACTTTTTGTACTGTATTTACTAAATATTCGTGTTCTGCTGCCGCAAAACGCTTTCTTTCATCATTATCTAAAAATATATAATTTAATTCTATTGATGGTGATATGTCTAATGTTGAAATAGTTTCACCACTGCTAGAAAATATACCTAAATTATAAGTAGCGGACGGTGGTTTTTTTCTTAAAGAACTATGAATTACAGTATATAATTCATTAAATGGTCTTAATGTAACATTGATTTTACATTCAACCGTTTGTAAAGCTATGATTGGAAGAGCACTTCCTAGACAGTAAGTAAACCAAAATGGAAGAGGGACATATATTTTTCTAGATTTAATACTTTGTCTTATTTTACTATTATCAAATGGGTAAGTTGAACCATCACTTTTAATTGGATTAGTAAGGTCTGTAATATTACCTGTCATTTTATTATACCCACTTTTTTTGGCTTCATCACACGTAAGTTCATTCCAAATATGCATCCATTCAGGATATAATTTATCTATTTCTCGCGATTCAATATTAAAAGTTGCTTCTTTAATAATATATTCTCCAATTCTATCTATCCATTGAAATTTATAATCTTTACTTGTATTATCGGAATATATATCAGGAAGTGTAAATACAAAATAAACTTCTTTTATTAAATCAGCATTACGTTCTATAACAAATTCTATTTTTGTTTCATCGGATTCTTTTAAAGTAATATTAGATGTTTTTGGTTCTATTTCAATCATTTCCATTGAAAAATTAGTATGTCTTCTATAAACATTTTTAAAAAATGAAATTTGTGGATTACTTGTTAAATAATAATCTTGTCCACCATATGCGGATAGCTGCATTATACCACCGGGCATTTTGTATTTTTTTTTCTATTTTATTACTATTAATATTATTATTAATTATTATTAATATTATTATTAATTATTATTAATTATTATTAATAATTAACTTTATATTACTATTTACTACTATATTATTTTAAAATAAAAATTTTAAAACTTTTAATTTGTTCCTTTTAATGTGTTAGTTTGATAATATAATTTAATTTTTTTATAAACTGTCAAATTTATTATAATAAACCAATAACACCATAATGTATAAATAAAAATATAATTTATACAATAAAATAATGGTTTTTCTTTACAAATAAAAATACAATCTGGTACGGGATAAATAATTCTTGTTACTAAAAATAATAAATATATAGATATTTTTGCTATATCTTTATAGTGATTTTTATTAGTATTATATCTTATACATACGTATCTAACTTCTAAAGGAATATTAACTATTTCAGTTAAATATAATTTAGATACAATATAACTAGTACTATTATCATAAAGAATACAGTAAAGACCACCTATTGAAATACTATGATGAATAATTTTAATAAGTAATTCATTTTGTATATTATAGCGTAAAATATAATATATATCAAATATAAAAAACCCAACTATAGTATAATAATTTAATAATATTGTACTCAAATTAATTATATTATTTAAATATAAAAAACATCCTAGTGATATTATAGATGAATGAGCCACATTTATAATAGTTTTAGCATCTTTATAATGATAATCTTTAATGTACTTTAAGTATGTAAATGTATAATGGGTTATAACTAATGAACAAATAATAGTACTAATCATTATAATTAAATTAAATTAAAAATTCTATTATTTAAATTGGGTTAAATAAAATACTACATTTTAATTATTAAAAAAACATTAAATTAAAAAAGTCGGAAAAATATTATTTAATATGTAAAAATATGTTCTAGTTCTTTTTCAGTTAAAGATGATTTTAAAGGAAGTTTATTAATTGTGAATATATTAAAAATGGGATCACAAATTACTTTACTAGGTTTAGCATTATGACAATATTTAGAAATATGAATATAAAGGCTAAAATCATCATCCAGATTAATTACATTTTCATTATAATCATCTTTCATCCATTTATTAAGGAATTTTCGTATTTTTTTATTATCATCAAATCTTTCATAAATTGTTGTTGCTAATCTTACTAGATCAAAACTATAATTAATAGAATTATGTGATTTTTCTGGATTAAAGTATGAAGAGGTAGGATATTCAATTTGTCCCTCAGCATCCCCTTCAGCACTAAATACATCACTTATAAACCATTCATTATTATAGTAAAAACTTGCTCTACCAAAATCTATTATTTTTAATATTTTACCATATGTTTTGATTTTATAATGCTTACTATTAATAGTATAGTAAAGATAAGTAATATTTGTATTTTCAAACATAATATTACTTGAATGAAGGTCGTTATGACACATTTTATAATATTTTTGTGCTACCATAAGATTATATATTATTTGAAATAATATAGAGAGCCATTCATCTTCACATATTTCATAATCCATATCATCCAAAAGTTCATCAAGTGTAAATTCAAATTTTTCCATAATACTTGCGTTAATTGGAAATTGTGGAAATTCAACAACATCTATTTTATCTCTAAAATCAATATCACTACATTCGGAAATATTATCAATAGTATAAGAATTTGCTGAATTGTTTGAATGAATAGAATATGTAGATGATGATGAATAATTGGATTTAAGTGATGATGATTTTTTGGATTTATTATTTAAATTTAGTTCTAATTCTTCAGGTGAAATATCAATATCTAATACTTCATCTAGTATATCTAAATCTTTTAAATCTAATATTTCTTCAATATCTTTATCAGTTTGTGTTTCATCAATAATCTCTTCTTTATTATTTGTTTTCTCTTCATTGTTTTCACCATCGTTATTTGTGTCTTCATCATCATTATTTTCTTCTTCATCACTGGTTTCTTCTTCATATATAGTTTTTTTAGTAAAAAGGGTTGAATGTTCTTTATTTTTAAACCAAGATTTGTGTTTTATATCATCGTAATCCTCACTGATATCAAAATGTATATTTTCTTTTATTCCAGTAAAACATCCATAAAAATGTGGATATCCAATACAAATATTTGTTTCTACTAATTTATTTAATAATAATCCCATAAATGCCTCAACATAACATGAATTATATTTTGAATTAATTTTTTTTACAAGAGATAGAGTATTAATATCAGGTATGAGATGATTATTATTATTATTATTATTATTATTATTATTTAGTGAACTTGATGGAAGATATGTTTTAATATAATGTACGGGTTCAACTAGAGGCGATATTTTAATAAAAGTATTTTTTTGTTGGGTTGTTAAAGAATTTAAATCTAAATCACATACAATATTATTAGTATCATCAAATTCTTTAACCACATTATTTAGTTTTTCTAATTTATATTTAGTTAATATATTATAATTATGTTTATTGAATAATTTCTGAATATCTTCTTTTTTCTTTTTATTATTAAGTAACATAGTTATACTACTATCACTATTTATACTAGAAGTTGATATATCACTATCATTATCACTATCACTATCATTATCACTATCATTATCATTATTACAAGAATTAGCTGAGTTATTAGAACTTAAATTACAATCAAGTGACGTATTACCACTATTTATTTTTTTTATACATTTGTTTAAATGTTCTTCTGTTTTAATATTATCTAAATCTGAATTATTTATGTCGTGTAAATTATGTATTGGAGAATTTGGTCTTTTAGGAGAATTAGGACGTGATTGTTGTATTTCATCTTTTGGGATATAAAGCTCGTTATATTCTATTTTATTTTTAAACACTTTAAATATATAATCATTTATTAATGGATTATTAAGTTTTACATTTTTAACATTTAAAATATCTTGAATAGAATTAAGTAAATCAGTTTCATGTGATTTATTTATTATTTCGAAATCTAAATCAATTGTGGTCATTATTTAATTAAAATGATATATTATTTATTTTTTTTTTTTTATACGAATTAATTATTATTTGTCTAAAATAATTTCTATTAATATATTTAATATATATATACTTATAATTTTAATTAATTTTATTACTTTCAAATATTAAATCGTAAATATGAGTACTAATGAAATAAACTATGACAAAAATAACACTCTTCTTAATGAACAACGAAACTGTACTACGTTTGGCAATGCCACTCCTTTTAAAGTTAATGTTAAAACAAAAACTCACGACGAAACTTGTTATTTAGACGTTCATACTGGTCAAAGTAAAGGTCCTGGTAATTACCAAGTCGCTAATCATTTTGATTGTGATACTTCCATTAAAAACTCTATGGATATAGCTACAAATAACCATATGATTACCTTTAAAAATGGTTTTAGAGCACCAAATGAAATTGTTGATGAAGATACTGATATGAGATTTGGTGAAACTAGGGAAAATCCAAAATGTCCCGTACAATTATTCCATAGACCCACTGGAGGTGCTCCTTACAAGGGTCGTGGAATGGGTGATATGAATATTGAAAGCAGATTACTTCCTGGTGAAGATACAGTTACTACTAGACCTTGTAATGTTTTATCTGGTGCATCTACGTTAGACCGTGTTATGGTTCCTTTGGTTCCACATTTAGATAAAAACATTCAAAACCCCGAACACTTAGTCGAAGAAGTCGCAGAAGATGGTTGGGTTCGTGGTGGTTCTCCTTCTCGTTTAGTAATTAGAGATGTTGATTACTTACAAAGATGTGGCTATAATTATATGGACAAAGAAGCAAATGGCGACTTTTGGGATAATAAACATAACTACCTTTGAATAAAAAATAATTCATTAATTAGTTAATTTTTTTATATTTTTATATTTTTTTCTTCAGTAATATTATAAATTATAAATAATTAAATATCAAATAATAATTCCATAATAAGATAATAAGATTATGTCTACAGAAGCAGCAGAAAGTATACAAACCCGATTAAACGAAATACAAACAAAAAAAGGATCAGAGTTATCAAGGTTGAAAGAACAACTTTTAGAAACGGCAATACAAGCACAAAATACTTTAAAAACACCAACCATAGAAGAAATACAAAAAGAAGCTGAAAATGATCCTAGTATACAAAAAATGAAAGCAGAAATGAAAATACAAAAAGATGAGGATAAAAAAAATGCATTAAAAAAATTTATAAAGGAAAATATGAGGACTATAAAAATGGAATATATAAATAAAAGTGGAACACGCATAATATTTAATTGTAAAAAACATCTAGATTATTCAAAAGCAATAAAGGAAGTAGATAGTAGAATTTTTGGTGAGAGTGTAGAAAGTGTTAGAAAAATAAAGACAGGGGATATACATATACCTGAAGGAACAGAAACTTTACACAAACAAAAAAAAAGAAAGCAAATATCTTATTATGCATTGGCAAAACAATTAATAGAACAAGAAACTCATGGTAATGAAGCTATTGAAATAAGTATTTCTAATGATGATATAATGAGCAAATTAAATTATTATGAATTAAAATGTTCAACTAGTAGTAGACTTGGCGAATTTGAAAAAAAAACAGAAGAGTTACAAGAATATTTAACAACTTTTGTTTTAAGACCTAGCAAAAAATATAGAGATAGAGATAGAGATATATATGATATACATAGAATACGTTATATACAAAAAACATATTCTAGTAATGAAGAAAAGTATGAATTAGACGCCGCTAGAATATTAAAGTTTAATGAAAAATATCAAAGTAATATTTGTGATTCAAGATTTAATTTAGATTCTAAGTTATATAAATATTATCGACATCAAATGGATGCAGGTGATATTTATGTAATATTAATAGGAAAAAAAATATATTTATTTGGACCTAGTGTCAAACAAATATTCGCAGGAACAGAAAAGTTAGTAAGAAATATGAATAGGGAAAGAAATATATATTTTAGAGATACATTAACCAAAAAAATAGAAGAAAAAGAAAGAAATATACTTATTAGGAAAAAAGCTAATGAAAGATATTATAATACTATGAGGGAAGAAATAGAAACATCAATGGAAGATACTACAAATTTTCAAACAACACTAATGGCTTTAATGAAAACAAATGAAAAGCAATATAAAACAGAGATTGAACAAATCGCAAATGAAGGGAAACAAAAAACAAAACTTGAAATTAAACAGAATAATTTAGATAAAACAAAATATGAAAATGAATTGAAAAAAATACAAAATGATAAATTAGAAGAAATTGGCAGAGAAAATATAAAAAAGTTTCAAACATTTACTGATAATTTTAATACAAAAATAAATATAGTATTAAATGAATATCATGAAGCAGAACTAAAACAAATAGAATATAGAAATAAATTAGAATTAACATTAAAAAAAAATGAAAAAGAATTAGAATTACATTTAGGTATGTTAGACTATGGTACTCAACAACTAGATGTTCTTGTAAAAGAAAGAAAAAAAAATAAAAAAAAAATACAAGAAGCATTAAAAAAACAAAAACTAGATTTAGAAAAAACAAAAAAATTAATAGAATCATCAACACAAAAATGTAATTTAACAGGAGAAAAAATAGTACAAACCGATAAAAATATAAATCAAATTAATCAAGATATTATTACAATGAATGAAAATATAAAAGATAATTATAATAGTTATATAAGCGAAGTATTAGCAGAATCCACTGAAGTAGCAAGAGTAGAAAATGATTTGAATACTTTTGTAACCGAACAAAAAGCAAAAGCTGTTAGATTTGCTGAAACTGTTGAATTTCAAGAATATAATCAAGAAGCCGCAGCAGCAGAACCAGCAGCACCAGCAGAACCAGCAGCAGAACCACAAGAACACTCCTCAAGCGCAGGTGGTGGTCGTAAGGGGAAATCTAGGAAGCATCTTAGGAAACAATCAAAGAAAACAAAAAAGAGAAAAGCATCTAGTAAAAAAACAAAAAGAAAGAAATCTAAATCTACAACAAAAAAAAGGAAAAAAACAAAAAGGAAAAATAGAAAATAAAATTTAAAACATAATTTCTTTTTTATTTAAATAAAGTTTTACATTATATTAATTAAGTTTTACATTTTTCATTTCAAGAATTTGATTGTAAATTCATTCCATTTAAGTATCATATTTAAAATGCCTAGAGATGATAAACGAGAATTAAAACCCTATTATAACTTAAACGAAATAGATAAGATGATACACAACGTTGTTTCATATAATAAAGATGTCCCTATTTTATATTCAGAACTAAAACACACGTTTAAAGACAGTAAGATTTTCATTGAACAACTTAAGTTGGTACAAACTAGAAATAGATTACCTAAATTACCAACAGAAATCTTATCCTATATTATTGAATTAAAATATAATCTAGATGATATGAATGATTTGGGTGTTTTGCTTTCCTATAATGATATGGTGAAATCATATAAGAAAGAAGGAAGTGAGTTTTTGTATGGTTATTTCAGGTTTATAGATGCTGAAGATATTACTAAATTAGATAAAACATTATATTATTTCGATATAGCTACTAAATATATAGGTATGGGACACGTTATTACATTAAGTATAGATAAAACACGGAATAAATTCTTTTTCAAATATGGAGGAGGAAGTAGTTATTTTGATTATGAAGAAACATTTAATAAAACTCAAAAATTATATACATTAGCTAAATATAAAAACAATCTATTCAGTATTAAAGACATTTATTCTAAAATGGAAATAGACCGAGACTACACCTCTAAATCAGATGACGAATATGGTCCTCAAACTTGTATTGACGATTATATAGTTGATAGTTATTCTGAATAATACATTATTTGATTTATAATTATAATTTTTTTAAATTTTTTATATTTTTTAATTCTAGATTAAAATATATCTAATTTATATATAAATATATAACTTATAATTTTAAATATAAAAATGTTTGGTAGTTTAATGCGTCCTAATTCTGGTAGTTGTAAAAAAGTAAATTTAAATACAATTGCTAGACAACAAAGAGGTAAACAACAAGGTAAATCATCTTCTATATACAGCACAATTTCTTTAGATAAGTTTAATCTTACCAATCCTCCACGTAAATTAAGCCATTCTAGACATAGCAATCATAACAATCATAGCAATCATAGCAATCATAACAATCATAGCAATTATAACAATCATAGCAATCATAGCAATTATAACAATCATAGCAATCATAATCCAATAGTGGAATGTGAGTTTAAAACAACGAATTTAAAAACAAATAAAGTACGTACTTTAAAGAAAAAAGTGCGTTTGAATGATATTATGAAAGTAGACGATAAATTAAATGTAAAAGATAATTTTAAGGTTGAATATAAATGTCGTTCAAAAGATGGAAAATATCAACATAGTTTCAGTAGAATGAATGTTAAACACGGTTCACATTCTAATTCACATAGGAAACCAGTAAGACAAAAGCATATTAAAAACTTAAAAAAATTGTCAACATTATATAATCAATCAATCAATACAAGTCATAACAATAACAATAACAATAATAATAACAACAGTACTATTAATGTTAAAAAAATTAAACCAATTGTTATGATTAATAATAATAATAATGCTAATTCTAGATTATTCACTAAAAAACCAATTAAAAAATCAGCAAAAAAAGGGAAAAAGAAAACTAAATCTGTTAAAAAGAAACCATCTGTAAAAAAGGATAAAGGTAAAGGCACAAGTATAGGTAAAAAAGGAACTACACCAAAAAAGAAAAAAAAAGGTTCTTCCAAAAAAATAACAAAGGAACAATTAAAAAAATTAAAATCAATAGCTTTAAATAATAATTAAGTTGTTTTTCGTTTAGTTGTTGTTCGTTTAGTTGTTTTTCGTTTTGATGTTTTTCGTTTAGTTGTTTTTCGTTTAGATGTTTGTTTTTTCGTTAATTTTCTTTTTTTTTTACTTTCCAATAAATAATTTCTAATTGTTTTTAAGACACTGTTTGCAACTAAAATAGAATCCTTACTTGATTCCTCACAACTTATTTCATTATAAAATTTATAGTTTGGTTTGATTTTTATTTTATTTTTATTATTTTTATATTCTATTTCACAACAAAACATGGTTTTTGGTATCTTACAAATTTCAGTTTTATTTTGCTTCAATATTTTCATACAAGGTGATGTATTTTCTTTACCATATATAATAGCTTTTTCAGTATCACATTTAAGTAAGACTTTATTTAATTTTGTCCACTTTACAACAACATCATATACAATTTCTGAAAGTCCGGGTGTTATAATAGGTTTTACCACTTTATTATAATTCATTCCCATTAAAATATTTCCTAGTGTCTCCCACGTTCTCCCTAAGATAGATACAAAATAATTAACTTTATTATTAATTATATTATTATATAATTCTTGTTCATTATTTTTTATAAATGCTCCTAAATTATATGCTTGATTTCTTCCATTAGTTGTTAATATAGGATTTATAGTTCTAGACATTTTAATAAAATTAACATTATTATGTGTTCCTTCCGCATGTCTTGCGAAATATATTATATTATAGTCAGTTTTCTTTAATTCCGTTTTAATAATGGTATGTGTTTGTGACATTACTGTATCAAAATGTAATTTTGGATTTTCAGTATTTATTTTCCAATGTGATTTTTTTTTGTTATTTTCATTATATACTAAAGATATTTTTCCAGTTTGTGTATTTATTTTTATTAACGCACAATTAAAAAATTTATTCTTGCCATATTCTAAATCATTCATTAATTGAGCACATAATAATCTTAAAATACCTTGATGAGTGACAAATAAAGCAATTTTATTATTATTATTATTCTTCATTATATATATATAATATTTTATTTTTACATTTTATGTTTTTCGTTTAGTTGTTTTTCGTTTAGATGTTTTTCGTTTTGATGTTTTTCGTTTAGATGTTTTTCGTTTTGATGTTTTTCTTTTTGTTGTTTTTCGTTTAGTTGTTTTTCGTTTAGATTTTTTTCGTTTAGATTTTTTTCGTTTTTTATAATATCCAGCATTTTTTATACTTTCATATATTTTAGTTTCTTGTGATTTAATTGTTTTATATTGTAATTGTCTATATAAAAATCCAAGTTTTATAGAAGCCATAACAGCACCAATTGTAAATGAAACACTATTTGGGTCAATTATATCTGATGCTTCTGAACAATTATATAATTTATAATTTGGTTTAATAGTTATTGTTTCATAAGTTCGTTCTAGACATTGTCCTGTCGGTTCTTTACCAGTAATATAACGCATACATTTACTTTTATTTTCTCTACCTATTAGAGACCTATGTGCTTTCTTACTATCACATTTTAATGGTTTTTTATTTTCATTATAAGAAAATTCAGAAAGACCTAATGATATAACAGGTTCTATATTCGTAGGTGTTTCTTTAAATATAGCTTTTAAAATATATGATAATGTTTCCCACGTTCTTCCTAATATAGAAACAAAATAATCTACTTTACTATTTATAATACTTTCTTTTAATTCATTTAATGAAGATGTGTTTTCTATAAATTTACCTAAATTAAATGCTTGTTCTCTTCCCTCGTCTGTTAATTTTGGATCTATAGAAAATGTTTTTTTTAATTTATCAAAAAATGTATTAAGATTATGAGTACCTTGGGCGTGTCTTACTAAATAAATATATTTATAACCAGTATTATTAATATTAAAAATATCAATAACCAGTTGTTTTATTTCATTATAATTTATAATATGTGAATTAAAAATTTGAATTTGCCATTCTGGGCGACTTTCTTTACCTTCATTAAGTCCAGTTGATTTATTATCATATTCTAATGTAATAGTACCATTTTCAGAATCTATTTTTAATAGAGAGCAATTTTTAAATCTATTTTCTCCTGTTTTCTTATCTTTTGTTAAATTATAACATAATGTTCTTAATACTCCTTGATGAGTAACAAATAAAGCATTTTCATTATCTGATTTCATTATATTTTTTACTTCATTATATATATATATATATATATATATTATATTATATTTTAGTTTTTACATTTTTGGATAAGTTCTTTAATATTTAATTCTTTTGATTTTAATATTTTACAATATTGTTTTCTATTATTATAGCTAGT